TGGCGTTGATCTAAAATCAATGCTTTATGTACCTTTAGAAACAATTGAAGAAATTTTTGAAACTATTGAAACAATTGTTGAAAATGTACGTAAGTCTGACAAAGACAGATTAGTTACAATTGTAGTTGATTCAGTAATGGGTGCATCTACAAAGCAAGAAATGAGCATGGAATATGATAAGGATGGTTATGCAACATCTAAATCTATTATTCTTTCAAAAGCCATGAGAAAGGTAACTAACTGGATTGCAAGAGAGCGAATTTGTTTGATTTTTACAAATCAGCTTCGTACTAAAATGGGAGTTATGTTTGGCGACCCATGGACAACATCAGGCGGCAAAGCAATTCCTTTTCACTCATCAGTAAGACTTCGTCTCAAAAACATGGGGCAAATCAAAGCGAAAGTGAGAGGCCAGGAACAAGTTGTTGGCATCAAGACACGTGTTACGGTTGTTAAGAATCGTATGGGACCGCCACTTCGTAGTATTGATTATGAAATCTATTTTGATTCTGGCATTGACAACTATGGCGGATGGCTCAAAGTAATGAAAGATTTTAAACTTGTTAAACAAGCAGGAGCATGGTATACATATGAAGATATTGATGTGAATACTGGTGAAGTGTTTAAAGAATTCAAGTTTCAATCAAAAGATTTCTTTGAGGTTATAGAAGATGCAGAAATCAGAGAACGTTTGTATAATAGAATATGCAATGAATACATATTCAAATATCAGCCTGGTGTGCATGGCGGCATAGACGATGTAACAATCGACGAAGAAGTTATCAACGAAGAAGGATAACTATATCAACCAACAGAAGGCCGGGGAGAAATCCTCGGCTTTTCTTGTTTATGTTCTAAAGTTTCATTATAATATAATTATATGAATAAGTATCAGAAGTTATTTAAAGAGATGAAGGAAGAAAAGCCTTCATTAGATCAAAACGTTGATGATCGATTATTAGTATTCGATGGCTTGAACACGTTTATTAGAGCATTTGGAGCAACCCCGGCAACAAATGAAGATGGAGACCATATTGGCGGTATTACAGGATTTTTATATTCTATTGGCAAGTGCGTACGTGATTTTAAACCCACTCGTTGTGTTGTTGTTTTTGATGGTCGCGGAGGCTCGAAAAGAAGAAAAACAATCAACAAATCATACAAAGCAAATCGAGCAAATCGAACAAGATTAAGACGCCATGACCACGCAATGGCTACTATTGAAGATGAGCAAGAAGCTATGCGTCATCAATTTTCAAGATTAGTATCTTATCTAGATAATTTGCCAGTAACATTTCTTGCCATTGATGGAATTGAAGCAGATGACACTATTGCATACATTGCTGAATTATATCGAGAAAAAAGCAAAGAAATTACAATAGTATCCACTGACAGAGACTTTTATCAAATGGTAGACCACACAATCAGAGTATGGTCACCAATCAAAAAGAAAATGTATACTGCTGACACAGTGCACGAAGAATTTGGCGTAACTCCTCAAAATTATGTAGTGTACCGTACATTTACAGGTGATAAGTCTGATAACATTGAAGGTGTTCGTGGCATTGGTCCAAAGACATTGTTAAAACATATTCCAGAACTTGCAAGTCAAAAAGAATTTACACCTGACGAAATGTTCGAAAAGTCAGAACAATTGTTGGATGAATCCAAGACCTATAAAAAGATTATTGAAAGTCGTGATGTCATAGAACAAAATTATCAGCTTATGAATCTTAAGCTCTTAGACTTTTCAGCAACACATACATCCAACATCAGAAGAATTTTAGAACAACCCATTCCGCCTCTAAATAGAGCAGAGTTTCAACGACTGTTCATGGAAGATAAGATGTGGACTACTATGAAGAATGCACCAGATTGGTTGAATAAAACATGGTTGTCTCTTCACGCTTTTGCTCAACAAACGCAAAAGTAACATTTGTATATACAAATTTTTTTATTATAATGATATATGACAGATAAATTATCGGAGTATGGGTTTGGCTTTCAAGTGAAAGTTTTAGCTGCAATGTTTACGGATAGAACATTCCTGCAACAGATAGCAGATATCATACAACCAGAATACTTTGAGTCAGAATCAAATAGTTGGATTCTTGACATTATATTGGGGCATTTCAGAACGTATAAAACACCCCCAACTAAAGATGTACTCAAGGTCAAAGTAACAGAGATAGAACATGCCGTTCTAAAAGTTGCGGTCGTAGAGCAGCTTAAAGAAGTATTTCGATACATGGAGTCTGATGACTTATCATTTGTAAAGGATGAAATACTTAGATTTTGTAAGAATCAAGAAATAAAACATGCAATCATGGATTCTGTCAATTTATTAAAAAATGGCAACTATGACGAAATCAAGACAAAAATTGATTCGGCAATGAAAGCTGGGGCTGACACTGACATTGGACATGAATACAAATCACAAGTAGCTTTAAGATATAATGAAGCAGCACGGCATACCATAACAACCGGCTGGGATGTAGTAGATGATTTAATGGATGGCGGTTTAGCACCAGGCGAATTAGGAGTAGTTATGGCTCCTGCAGGTATCGGTAAGAGTTGGCTTCTTATTAATATTGGAGCAAATGCAATACGTAATGGCAAGAACGTTGTACACTTTACATTAGAGCTTAACCAAAATTATGTAGGACAAAGATATGATTCTGTAATTACAGGCATACCAGCACAGAATTTAAAAAATCATCAAGAAGATATCGAGAACAAAATGTCTCGTATCTCAGGAGAACTTGTAATTAAGTATTATCCTACAAAATCAGAGGAGTAATGGCGTTAAAAGCGCACATTGAAAAATCATCAATGTTAAATAAAGCACCAGATTTAGTTATTGTAGATTATGCTGATTTGTTGAAAGTGTCAGCTAAAGATAAACATGAAGCGCTTGAAGAATTGTATGAAGAGCTTCGAGGTATGGCTGGCGAATATGGTGTTCCTGTTTGGACTGCAACTCAAGCAGGAAGAGCAGCATTAGAAGATGATATTATTGAAGCAGATAAGATTGCAGCTTCATATGGTAAAGTAATGGTGTCTGACTTTATTATGTCTTTATCAAGAAAGGTTCAAGACAAATTGTCAGGCACTGGTAGAGTTCATATAGTAAAAAATAGATTCGGACCAGATGGCATGACATTACCATCTAAAATTAATACAAATAATGGGCAGTTTCAATTCTTCGAACCAGATACTACTCAAGGCAAAGCAACTAAAAAAGACATGAAGACGGGTGAAACAATGATGAAGAAAAATTTATCAGAAAAATTCAAAGATTTGGGCGGAAGTTTGGGGTGATTAAGATATTTATTTTAAATTGCCTGGTAATATTCTGCCAGGCATTTTTTGCCTATAATCAATAATAAAAACAAGGAATGAACATGAGCATTTTTAAAGAACGCATCCCATTCAAACCCTTTGAATTTCCAGTATATTATACAGAAGGTTGGCTCAAACAGGCGCAAGCATTTTGGTTACATACCGAGATACCAATGCAGGGTGATATTAAAGATTGGAATGAAAATTTAACACGTGAAGAAAAACACTTAGTTGGTAATATCTTATTAGGTTTTGCTCAAACTGAATGTGCTGTTTCAGATTACTGGACAGGTATGGTTACAAAATGGTTTCCTAAACATGAGATTAAGCAAATGGCAATGCTGTTTGGCTCACAAGAAACAATTCACGCAACAGCTTACTCATACCTTAATGAATCACTGGGCCTAGATGATTTTGAAGCATTCTTACATGAACCTGCTATCGCTGAAAAATTTGAATATTTAACAGCAGTATCATCTGATTGGACACCTACAGATTTAAGAACAAATCCAAAAGCAAGACAAGAAGTAGCTCGTTCATTAGCAATCTTTTCAGCATTTGCTGAAGGTGTATCATTGTACTCATCATTTGCAGTTTTGTATTCTTTTCAAATGAGAAATATGTTGAAAGGTATTGGACAACAAATGAAGTGGAGTGTAAGGGATGAATCTCTTCATTCAAAAATGGGATGTCAATTATTCAGACATATGTGCGATGAATATCCTGAATTGTTAGAAGAAGTAAAAGATGATGTTATCACAGCAGCTAAATACATGGTTGAAATGGAACATAAGTTTATCGATAAAATGTTTGAGATGGGTGATTTAGAAAATCTTAAAAAAGAAGATTTAAAACACTTTATTTCAAAAAGAGCAAATGAAAAACTTTATGAACTTGGATATATATCTATC